TTTCTTAGAAGATACAATCACAAAATACTTAGCTGTTGCTATTGCTGAGGCTGATAATAGTGATATTGCTGAGTTAATTTCTGAGTTAAAACAGTATGAGTCTTATCTCATTTCTGATAGAGATAACACATTACATCATAATATTTTGGGGTTAGATTTAAATAAAACAGTTTCTACTGCATTAGTTTTAAAAGAAAAGCCAGACATTAATAATATTACTAAGGCTTTTCTTAGAGTTATTGGTAAAGATAAGATATCAGATGACGTTACTAAATATGTGGATTTAGTGAATAATTTCACTGGTAGTGTTAAGGGTGATAAAAAGTCAATAGATACATATATAGGTGCTGTTGAAAAATTATTTGGTGGCAATAAAGATGTAGCTAAAATATCATCTACTGTTACAGATGCTATTAAACTAATATCAGAAAATAGAGATAAGGTACTAAATAATAAAACTACTAATAAAGTTGAGTTATATGGTGGTATAGCTGATAGTATTGTTGGTAAGTTATTACCTAATCAGAGTGCTAATATAGGTAAAATTAAAGATAAAATAACGTCTGTAATGTCTTTAGATAAAGATAAGATTAAGGGTGGTGACTATACTGAGATAGAATCCTTATTATATAAAGAGTTAGGTATCGATAATACTAAGTTAGATAGGTATGTTTCTACTGCTAAGGCTTTAGTTGAGATTTATAAGAATAAAGAGTACTTTGATATTAAAGATACTAAATTTATGGCTAAAGACTTATTAGCAAGTGTTGTTGGTAAAGAAAAAGTAGAAAAAGTACAGAAGTATGTAGATACAGCACAAAGTATTTATAGTGCTTTGAGTGGTAATAAGGATGTAACTAGCATAAGTGGTGCTATTCGTAACTTATCTGATGTGTTGGGTAAGAAGTCTAAAATCTCTAAATATATTGATAGTGCTAGTTCTATGTTAGATATTGTCAACAAAGGTCAAATAGGTACTAAGATTTTTGAGACTAATAATGGCATAGGTAGTATTATTAAAGAGCGTTTACCTCAACTAACTAAAGAGGGTTCTTTGGGTGGTATTATTGCATCAACTACAGGTATATCTAACACTTCTACTAGTGAGGTTTTGAAAGCTAATTTACCTAAAGATGTTGCTAGTGGTGTTACAGGGTTAAATGGTGCTTTAAATAATGCTACAAATGGTGTTAAGGTCGATATTGGTAAAGATGGTATTACCGATGAGGAAATGAAAAAAGGTGTACGCTCTATTACTTTTGGTGGTAAAAAGCAAAAGATGGAGATTTGTGGTGAGTTTGAGATTTACACAGGTAGGAGAGATAGTCAGGTTATTAGTTTCTCTCCTGAGTTTGAGTCTGATAAGATTGCTACAGATAAAGTACCTACAAACGCTTTGAGTATTGATTCTGTTAGAAATGAGATGCTAGAGTGTACTATTGAGGGTATTGGTGGTAGTTTAGCCAGTGATGCTTATAAAGATAGGGCAGATAGTTCTACTGGTGTTGGTGTTGTCTTAGGTATGAGTGGTTCTTCATTTAAAAATTTAGAATCATCTGCCGCTAGTATGTGGTCTAGATACTTTAGTTCTGTGTATGGTGCAAGTCTAGAAATAATTGGCAACACTAAAGTTAAGTTTAATGGTCATATAAAAATTGCTGTATATACTAAATTTGGGTTTTTACATCATACAAGTGGCATCTATCATATTCAAGGTATTACAGATACTATTTCAGATGGTATGTTTACTACGAGTTTAGATTTACAGAAAAATAGTGACCAAGCTAAGAAGAAATTGAAAGGTGAAGGTGCTAAGAAATTGGACGAAAATAAGATTAGTGATACAGATGGTAAGTATTGGGTTAAACAGGGTTCTTGGGTTACATTAGAGGGGTGTATAGCTGGTGTGCCAAACGCTTTAGAAGATTTAGGTAAGTGGTTCTTTGATAGGACTGGTAAGAAGCTAGTATGTACAGCTGGTACTAATGGTGACCACGCAGCTGGTGAGCATAGTCATGCTACTGGGTGGAAAATGGACGTTAACGACTGGGGTGGTCCAGAAGGTTTGACAGGCGGTTGGATTGTTACTCCTGACGAAAGTTCTTGGGGTTCTTTGTGTGTTGAATTTATTGAATATGGTAGGTCTTTGGGGTTAGGCATGAACTATGAGTATAACCATATTGATATCTGTATGGACGGAAAAGAGTGGAATGAGGACAATCCTGGTGGTGCTAAAGATAATGGTGGTTATAGAGGTTAAAAACCTATGGCTATAAATAGTAATGACTTTTATGGTAGTCTACAAGCCCCTACAGAGTTGGGTGGCATATTCCGTGCTAGGGTTGAGAATAATGTAGACCCTTTGGGGATTGGTAGAGTACAAGTACGTGTACCTATGATACATAGAACAGTCGCTAGTGGAGGCACAGCTACAGAATCACTTCCGTGGGCATCTTATTGCTCCTCTATTGGTGGTGGTTACAACTATGGTTCATTTATTGTACCTGAGATAGGTGAGTATGTATGGGTGATGTTCGAGGATATGGACTCAAATAAACCTGTATATTTGGGGTCTGTATTTGGTACTGACTCTACATTAGAGAAGAGATATGGTAGTGATAAGACTACTGGTATTTGGAATGGTGTAGTTGGTGCTAATGAAGTTCCTTTGGAATCTCAACGTGAATCGCCTACACATAAGATGATATATAAATCTAGGCATGGTTCTATGTTATATTTCGATACAGATGAAAAAACAAATTCAGTAGGTATTGAGGATGCTAATGACCAGAAGTTTAAGATTTCTTCTGCTGAGGGTAAAGAATTTATTCTCATGGAGGGTGAAAATAATGTATTAGTTAAGATACATAATGGTAAGATTGATATAGGCTATGAGGGTGGTAGAGGTATTCAAGTTATACCTGATAGTGGTGATATTGTGTTAAAAGCAAGTGGAGCCACTATTACATTATCCGACTCTATCACTATGAAAGCTGATAGCGTTAATGTTAAATCTAGTTCATTTAAAGTTAATTCTAACAGTATTCGTATGCAAGCAGGAAGTATCAAGATTATAGAATAGGTGTTTACATATACATATTTTTATGTTATAATCTAGTTGTAGTTAAGTTTTTCTTTTCATTTTTCTTAACTATGGGGAGTTCTCCGAAAGGACTCCCCGCTCCTTTCGATTATATAACATAATACAATCCTTAAAATAGCGTACACGTTTTATATATGTGTACGCTATTTTTTGTGTTAATTTCACTATGTAAATTAATTATATATTAATGGGAGAGGTATATGTTTATAATTTGAGTGGCATATGTATAGGTGATAATATGGCTTTTTATTACAATGAAGAGTTTAAAGATACAATAGCTGGTAGTGGATTATCCCTATCAAAAACATTTAAACAGAATTTACGAGATGGTAAGGGTATAACGAATGTAATTAGTGGTGAGGATAAGATTAATGAGAGTATCTACACTATACTATCTACAAGGGTTGGAGAGAGGTTCTTCTTACCTGAATTTGGTAGTCGATTACATTTAGTTGTATTTGAGCAGAATAGATTTGTAGCACATGACCTAGTTTCTATTTATGTTAAGGAAGCTTTAGGGAATTGGGAAAAAAGAATTGTTGTAGAAGATGTTAGCATTGGTAATAATTGGGAAGACTCAAATATTGTTCCAGTACATATAACATATCGAATAGCTAATAGTAATATCATAGGTTCATACGTATATCCATTCAATAGGACGATTGATGGTGTGGATATGTATGAATTTGGTGGTGCTGTTAGTACTACATCATACTAGAAAGGGGGTTAGTTTTTGGCTAATAGTAATAATACATTGTCTTATACAAATAGGGATATTGTTAGTATTCGTAAAGAGTTGATTAACGCTATACCTAAGTTGACAGATAAGTGGACAGATTTTAATGAATCTGACTTAGGTATTACACTTATTGAGTTAATGGCTGGTGTACAAGATATGCAGAACTTTTATCTTGATGCACAAGCTTTTGAGACATATTTAGATACAGCTGTTCAAGATAAAAATGTACGAGCGTTACTACGTTCTATGAATTATAGAATACCATTAGCAAAATCATCTGAGTGTAAGGTAAGGATTGTTTTTGTTAACAACGATGATAGAGAGATTACTATACCTAAGTATACTTCTTTTACAAGTAGTATTAATTCTAATATTGTAAACTTTGTAGCTAAAGATACAATTACACGTAGTGGTCAGTTTGATTACATTGATATTCCTGTTATAGAAGGTGTAGCAAGGTCTATTACATGGTCTAAAGATGATTTCACTAGTAATAAAAATGTTGATGGTGATATTTCAAGACGTATTTATTTGGGATACAAGAATGTTTCAGATGGTTCTGTTGAAATAGTACAACATGGTAATGTGTGGAAAGAGTGTGATGATGCATTACTAAAATATGAGGGTGGAAGATGGTATTCTGTTCATGTTGATAGTGATGGTCAGGTATATGTATTAATGTCTGTAAACTTTCTACAGTTAATTGAAGATGGTGAGAGTTTAGATATTAATTTTGTAACAACAAATGGTATTAATGGTATTATCGATATGGATGTGATAGATACTATTAATATGAATATACAAGATGTACAAAGGATATATAATACAACAAAATCATATGATGCATCAAACTCGCCTAGTAGTGCTGATTTACAAAACATGAAAGTGCTTGCTAGACGTAATGCTATCACAATGGATAGGTATATTACTTTAGAGGATTTTGAGACGGCAGTATATGAACAGCCTTATGTGTTCCAAGCTGTAGTTAAAGATTGGAAGTATTCAGATTATGTTACAGAGCCTTATATTGTTAAGGTGTGGGCAGTTAATACTTTGGGTGAGTCTTTAGGTGAGTTAACACGAGAAAAGTTAAAGAAAGAATTAATGTCTAAGGCTATTGCTGATGTTACTGTTCATGTATTAGAGGTTGAGAGTGTTGACTTTAATATTGATGTTGACGTTGTATTATCTCTAGATAATGAGACAGCTAGAGAAAGGCTTAGGTCTGAGATAGCATCATACTTGTATATGACATATCGTGCTGAGAATATGTCTTTTGGTAGAGACATATCTTATTCACTTATGTCATCTAGGGTTAAGGCTTATTCTCCTTATATTAAAGATGTATTGGTAAGAACACCTAATAAAGATATTGAGGTTGGTAATATACAATTCCCTAAATTGGGTAAGGTAACAGTTAGGGTTGTAGAAGAATTGTAGGGGTTATGTATGAAGCTAATTGATAGAATAAAAAATAGTAAATACATGACTTTAATACCTGAGAAGTATAGAGAGAATGAGAATTTCTTAGTTTTCTTCTACAGGCTTCCCTGCCACAATCGATTTGATAGGTTCAAAACTATGACGATGTAATGGCGTAATGCCAAGGTCTTTTATGGCCTGCTTATGTACATCTGTATAATATCCTTTATGGATCGCAAACCCAAATCCTGGATACTCTTAGCATAGCTCAGGCAGGCAA